CGGCATCCTCCCCGCAAGTGGTAGGACTCAGAGGGAATGCCCTCCCCGCCAACGTCGCCAATGCCTTCTTGAAACGTAATGCGGGGGATACGGGTTGGGAGGAAGTGCTTTACGGATCGGCGGCCAATACCGTTTGCGTGGGCAACGATGCTCGATTGTCCGATACCCGGACCCCAACCGATGGATCGGTGACTGATGCCAAAATCTCCGGGACCCTCTCCACTAGCAAGATCACCGGGACGGCTGTTATCACTACCGATGCCCGGTTGTCGGACTCCCGAGCGCCCAACGGCTCTGCAGGTGGTGACCTTTCCGGCACCTACCCCAATCCTAGCTTGCTGGGCACGGTGGCTGTCTTGAGTCCGGACTTTGTAACTCTGACCGATGGAGCCACCATTACCTGGGCCACGGCTGGGCTCCGCAACAATGCCGCCAAGGTGACGTTGGGCGGCAGCCGAACTTTGAGCATTACCGGGGCGGTGGCTGGTGCCTCTGGAGTGCTCAAGGTTACGCAGGGCGGTTCGGGTAGTTATGCTTTGACTCTACCTGCCGGAAGCAAGGTTGCCAATGCCGGGGCGGGAGCGGTAACCCTGACAACGGCGGTAGGGTCAATTGATATTCTGTCCTGGTATTACGATGGGACAAACTACTTTTGGACAATCGGTTTGAACTTCACATAAGATCATGCCCAATCCTCAATTCTTTGCCACCATGGGCAAGGTCCTGGCCGGTGGTGGCCTTACCGATGCTCCTTCCAACTACGCGAACCTTTACGCCTGGTGGAAAGCGGACGCGATCGTGGGACTGACCGATGGGCAGCAGGTGGCCAGTTGGGTTGATTCGAGCGCGTCCGGGAACAATGCCACTCAGTCCAGTTCCAGCCTTAAACCGATCTACAAGACGGGTATTTACAATGGCCAGCCGTGCGTCCGCTTTGATGGCTCAGATGACATTTTAACGATCTCCAGCATATCAGCCACTGCCTGGAATCAGCCCTGGACGCTGGCGGTAATCTGTCGGGCTTCTACGAGCAGCGGCACATTTTCCATGCTGGAGGGAACAGGTGGGGACTACTTCGCCCGCCAGACCTATGCTCCGGGGGTAGGCAATCGGTTTGCGGCCCGCATGATTGATCTGGGTTTCGGGGTCAAGACCAGTCCGGGTCTTACGGTGGGTCCCTTGGATCTCACGGCTGGGATCTTTTTGCCCAATTACCCCTCGGATTATTTGGTTTGGTATGAAGGCAAGACGCTGCTCGGTAACCAGGGCGTCTATGGCTATGCCCCTGTCCTGAATCGGATCGGTGGACCCTCCCAGCCCTGGGCCGGCGACATTTGCGAAATTTGCTTCTGGCGGACAACTCTCGACTCAACTCAACTAACCTCCCTCTATGATAACTACTTCAAGCCGAAATGGGGCTTTCCTTAGCCTCGCCGTCCTCCTATCAGTCGCCACTCTCCACGCCGGCCAGCAGGTTACCTGGGTCAAAGGGATCCATAGCTCGTCCTACGGCAGCACCCTGGTCAACACTTCGGTTTGTGCCGATCAGGATAATAATTTGATCGTGGGCGGGAGTGCCTACGGCCCGGTGGACTTTGGCAATGGGCCCATATCTCATGCCGGGTTTGACGCTTACCTGGCCAAATACAATTCCGCCGGGACACTCCAATGGGGCAAACTGGCGGCCACCAATGGAGACAATACGATCACCGGGATAGCCGCTGATGCCTCCGGGAATATCTACACGTCCGGCTATTTCACTGGCACCGCTCTCTTTGGCACCAACTCCATGACGGCCACTCCCAGCAGCCCCATATCCTTCCCGGACGGGGTGATCGTAAAATACAATCCCTTGGGCAACGTCCTTTGGGCCGCAACCTACGGCGGGTCCGGGAACGATTACCCGACTTGCATTGCCCTGGATGCCACCGGAGCGCCCTACTTGGCCTGGACCTACAGCAGCACCAATTTGAATTTGGGGACCAACTTCACCAGCGCCGGACAAAGTGATCTGGCGGTGGCCAAGTTCTCCCCCGTCAATGGGCGGGTGGTTTGGGCGGTTCATTACGGTGGAACCGGCAACGAATTACCCCGCTCCATTGCCGTGGACAAGGATGGGGACTTGTTGGTTTGCGGAGACTTCACCGGGCAAGCCAACCTGGGTAATGGGCCTGTCTCCACTACGGGCGGGACGGACATTTTCATTGCTAAGTATTCTGGGGTCAATGGAGCACCCGTTTGGGTCCAGACATTGGGATCCACCGGGACGGACAATGGGGTATCGGTCTGCGCCAATCCCTTGAGTGGTCAGGTTTACTTCACCGGGCATCTGGGCGGGCCAGTGGTCCTAGGGGGCTCCACCAATGGGCCTGGGGGGCTCTACATCGCGTCCTACACCGGCGCCGGGACCTTCGAGCGGATCCGGATTTTCAACAATATGTGGGATGGGGTGAGCGTGAGTGATATGGGCAATGGCATCCGATGCGATTCGGCCGGCAACGTGGTCTTTGTAGGACAAAATGGGGCAAGGATCAGTTTTGATGGCCAGTTTGCTGTCCCCGGGGGAACGCATGCTTTCTTTGCCGGGTTCAGCGCCGGACTGACTAACCAGTGGTATGTGGCCGCAACGGGCAATGATGGAGCCCGGGCCGTGGTAGTGGACAACCTGGGCGACGTTACCGGAGTGGGGATCTTTAGCGGCACCGCTAATTTTGGGGGCATCAGTTTGACGGCCGCCTATGGCACTAGCTCTGCCTTCCTGGCCAAGTATGATCGCCCGGACGCTCCCCCTCCGCCCATCACGCCGGCCCTGTCTCTGACGGCCAACTCGGACAAGCCCCTCTACAGCACTTGTGATGGCGCTACCTTTACGGCTTCGGTTCAGAGTGGATCTACCAATGTCACCGGGGCCCAGATCAGTTTCACTCTGTCCCCGCCCAATGCGGGTGGCCAAGTCTACTCCTCCACTGGACTCTTGAGTGATGCCAGCGGCACGGCCACTTACCCTTTCCGCACTTTGACCTACCGCGGGACGTGGCAATGCGCGGTCAGTGCGGCCAAGGGTGGCTATCTGGCTTCCCAAACCAACTTCACTTTCAACGTCCAATAATGGAAAGCAGTTCCTCCATCTTTGTTGTCTGGCCGAATTCGTTGCCAGTGCCTCTCATCGGTCGGACTCATAAGATCCTGCCGCGCTCGGACGCGGTCCAGATGGAGAGCAACCGGGTTCGGTTCCGCCGGACCTACCATGAGGCCGAAGAGATTCTGGACGTCACCTGGAATTTCACTAGAGATCAATACAACGAGTTTCGCAATTTCTTCATCGAAGAATTGAATCAGGGTGTCTACCGCTTCCAAATGATGACGGCAGAAATGGCTGATCCCCCGGCGCTCTACCACCAGGTTACCCGGGTTCTGTCCTTCCTGACCGGCAACTACTCGGTTTCTGGATCGGATAATCTGATTACGGTTTCGGCTTCCCTCGAGGTCGATTCCGAGGAAGTGGTGATAATCAATCCTCCGGAGCCCCCGGTGGTAGACCACCCCTTTGATCCTCCCCCGGTGGTGACTTACCCAGACCCGGTCTGCAAAGATGAGATCCAGGTGGACTTGCCCACCGTTGCGGGTCTGGTCAATGTGGAGATACAGATCAGCGACCACCGCAATGGGCCTTGGGCGTTCTGGGGGGAAACGCTCCGCCCCGTTACCAGTCTGCTCTTGAGTAATTACTTTGCGGGCAAGTGGGTCAAGATCCGGGCCCAGACCGAAGGCACCGTCTTCTCAGACCGATTCCAGTTTGACCCGCCCGCAGTCCTGCCCCCGGAGATTCAAGTGGAAAGTGGTTACTACCACTATGTAGACGGCTTTGTGACGGATTACACGCCGGCCGAACTATCACCGCGGGAACTGATCTATGCGGGAACTTCGGCGCTGGACCCCGACCGCGTCATCGCAGCGGTTTACCTGGGCAACCGGATCCACCCCACCACCCTACGATCTAATTACGAAGTGGAGCTTTTCAACTCCGCTCTGGTGGAAGTAGGACCCCGCTACGAGATTCCCATGCCCTCGGACGGAAGCCACGGCATTGCCCGGATCACTTTCACCAGTGCTCAGGATGACGTCACCTTTAAGATCACAACCGACGCCACCGACCCCACTATTTCCAATGGCTCGGACAGTCCAGCCGTGGTCCATCTGAATGCCACCAGGCCCTATGCCATCGGGCGGGCTTTCAAGGACGGTTGCAAGTCGCCCCCGGTTTACATTCCCCTGGACACCCGGAGCGGCCAAGCCTTGCAGCCCTACGTTTACAGTGGAACGGGCACCTATGTTTGCGAGTGCGGGGTTTATCAATACGTGGAAACCATACCGGGTTCGGGCGTTTGTGAATTGCATAATGTGGGCACCACCGGCCCAGCTTGTCCGGGTCCCCCGGTCAGTCCATGCCCCCAACCTTCCAGCATGTTGAATGATGCAATCGTTGACGCTTGCGGACATGCCTCGGGCAGCACTCCTTTTGACATGGGGGAGGGGCAGATGCGTGGTGTCGCTACCATCACACCCATTTCATTTTTGACGGGTGGAGAATGGCCTTACTTCGGTCCCGATCCCCACACCTGCCCATCAGCCCAATGGGGTGGAGGCTGGTGGAAAACGGAACTTCAAATCTGGTATCTGTCCCACTTTATTTACACCTGGGACAATAACTCCTTCCAGTATCGGCCGGCGGGGATCAGTTTCTGTCTGGGAGAGCTTTATTGCAATGTCGGACCAGTTCCCACCACCATTCCGGGGAATGAACTGGAAAGGATAGTCGTTTCGGATCTAACCGGACCTTTCGGGGGTTCCACTAATAATGCTGCCGACAAGGCTTTTGAACTCGCGCAAGGTTTTGCTTTCTGCAATGGATCCGCCCCGAGCGCAGCCCTGACCGGCTTTGACATAACCGTGAGTTGTTGCAACTGGTAAAAATGAATCCTGCCCTACAAGACGCCATCCGGGAAGCATTCGCCATTGCTCCCACGAACCAAGTCATTTTCCATACCCTGGAGATCCGGCAAGTGGGTGTCCAGCAGCCCGTCTATATCGCCAAGACGCGCCGCGGGTTTACGGCTGTTCTGGAGACGGGGTCCGCCCGGTTCTTTGAAGCCTGCGGATTTGATTTCTCTTTGCCCCCCTCCAATGAGGACGGATTTCAAAGCCTCAATATCGCTATCGACAATGTGGGCCGGCGGGTGACGGACTTCATCGAAACCGCCAAATCCCAAGTCCAGCCGGTGGAAGTCCTTTACCGTCCTTTCCTCTCCACTGATTTGAGCCGGCCGCAAATGAGTCCGCCTCTAGTCCTATTCCTCAAGGACGTCAAAGTCGAAACCATGCAAGTCACCGGACGAGCCACCTTCATGGACATAGTCAACAAGCATTTCCCCCTGGAGCTTTACAACCGGGAGCGCTTCCCCACCCTCGGATGATCTATGCACTGGGCCGCTCGCTACGTGGGAATGCCGTATGAGCCGGGAGCCCGGGGACCGGAAAAAGTGGACTGCTGGGGGTTGGTCCGGATGGCCTACCAAGACTATTTCAATATCGAACTGCCCCTCTATCCCGGACTCTCCATGGAGGCCAACCCGATTGAGGCGGCCACCCTTATCAACAATGGTTTGGCCAAAGGTGGAGACTGGATCCAGGTGAACAATCCTATTGACGGTTGCCTAGTAGCCATGAGCCATGGGACTGTCATCCATCACGTTGGGTTTTATGCGGACGTGGACATAGGTCGCATACTCCATTGTAACAACGGCCAAATGGTGGTTGCCGACACTCCGCGGGGTCTTAGAATGCGGGGCATTCGGATCATACAATACTACATACACCGTCTATGGCCTACATCATTGAGACCCCGAACGCCTTCGAGCCCTTAAATACGATCAAGCATCGGCTGGACTTCCCCATTACGATCCGGGAATGGGTTCGGAGCCAGTATCCTCTTTCGGGGGAGTTTCCCGTCCCCACCGTCTGTATTGTTAATGGGAAGCCCGTCAAGCGGGAGGGGTGGGACCAGGAAATCCGGGAGCGTGATATCGTCAACTTCGTAGCCGTGCCGGGGGCTACCTGGATCATAGTGGCCTTGATCGTGATCCTCATCGCCATTACGATTGTCATGGTGCTGAACCGCCCCCGCACGCCCGGGGAGCAGCCGGCCAGCGATCCCGTCTTTAGCGTCAAGGGCCAGCAGAATGAAATCCGGTTGGGAGAACCCATTGAAGTCAACTACGGTCGCAACCGGATCTATCCTTCCATGGCCAGCCGCCCTTATTACGAGTATCGGGGCAACGATCAATTCCAATTCAATTTATTCTGTTTGGGCCAAGGGGAGTATGACATTCAAGCCATTCAGATTGGAGATACCCCCATCGCCAATTTCTCCGAAGTCCAATATGAGGTCATCCCGCCCGGGGGCACGGTGACGCTGCTGCCAGTGGCCGTCTATACCGCCCTGGAAGCCGGGGGCCAGGTTCTCTTTGGATCTAATCAGGCGGAGTATGTGGACCCGGGTTGGGTCGGGCCCTTCCCCACCAATCCGTCCGGCACCACTGCATTTTCCATCCAGGTAGACGTGGTGCTCATGAAAGGGCTCTACCGTATGACCAAGTCAGGCAAGCCCGACACCTGGATAGTGCAGTTCGCGGTCCAGGCCCGATTGATTGACGACCTGGGCACTCCGCTGGGCGACTGGTTTGATTTGACGGGGGAGCCCTACATTGAGATCGAGGGCGCAACCACCACCCCCCAGCGCCGGACCTTTATTGAGGACGTGGACCCGGGGCGGTATGAAGTCCGGCTCCGCCGCGTCAACTATGCGGGCAACAACGTCAATGCTCCGCCGGTCTCCAATGTGGCCGATGAACTGACCTGGGAAGCCCTTCGATCTTATATCGAGGGAGAACAGAACTTTGGCAACGTCACTTTGCTGGCCACCATTGTCAAAGCCACCAATAACTTAAATGCCAATACCCAGCAGCGCTTCAATGTCATTTGCACCCGCAAACTGCCCATCCGGGAGAGTGGGGGAACCTGGAGTGAGCCCGTTGCCACCCGCTCGATTGTCTGGGCGTAGGTGGACGTGTTCCGGAGCGTCTACGGCGGACGGATCTTTGAGGACTCCTTTTTCGATTGGGATGCCCTGGAGGAGTTGGATGCGCTCTACGAGGAACGCAATGAGCATTTCGATTGGACCTTTCGGGATCCGGTGACAGTGTGGGAAGCGGCCCAGGCGGTTGCCCGGGTCGGTCGGGCTACCCCTCTCCTTTCTGGGTCGCTCATTACTGTCAAACGGGATGGGCCCCAGGAAATCCCGGTGGCCATGTTCAATCAGGAGAACATCATTAAGGGATCATTTTCCTGGGACGTGAAGCTCTGGGACGTGGATGAATACGACTCCGCCCGGATCGAATATACCGAGCCTGAAACGGGCTACAAACAGGAGACGGTCCTTTGCACCCTGCCCGGCGGGACCACTGACCACCCCGAGGACATTCGATTCCCCGGCATCCAGGACCGGGCTCATGCCTACCATGAAGGACTCTACCTGCGGGCCTGCCAGCGCCACCTGCGGGAGAATGCTACCTTTGACACCGGCATGGAGGGTTATATCCCTACTTTCGGGGATCTCATCGCGGTCGTGCATGACTTGCCGCGCTGGGGCCAGGGCGGGTATATCGTCCATGCCGAACGTGGGGTAGCCGATGCCTATACCCTTTGGGTTTCGGAGCCCCTGAATTTCGTCCCGGACGTGGTCCACCAAATTACCCTTCGGGGCCGGCTGGGCCAAGTCATCGGGCCCCTCACGGCCACGGCGGCGGAAGATCCAATGCAAGTCTTGATCCATTCGGAAGAGGACATTGATTTCCTTCTGACCGGGGAGACCGAGCCCATGCTATTCCAATTCGGGGTGGCTAATGGGATCACCCGGTATCTGCGGGTAGTCAAGATTGAGCCCCAGGGCGGGGAAGCCATCCGGATTACGGCAGTGGGGGATGAGCCGGTCATTCATACCTTTGATGAACTTCTGGCCCCGGCCCTCAACTCCAATGCGCTGGCGCCGGTTGCCCCCGACTTGCCGGAAGTCCAAGGATTGATCCTAACCCAGATCGATGTAGCCCTACATGTAGTCCAGGCTTCCTGGCATGCTGCTTTTGGGACTCAATACTATGTCGTGCAGACCAGCGAGGATAATGTTCACTGGAGCGTGCCCATGACGACTCCTCGGACCGCTCTTCAATTACAAGTCTATCCCGGCAACCTCTGGGTCCGGGTGGCCGCCGTCAATAATGGGCAAGGCCCCTGGCTGACGAGCTTCTTAGACGTAGGCTACATTGCCGGTCTGACCGTGGTTACTCCCTGGGAAGGACTGAGCTGGGAAATCTCCTGGCAGGAAGCACAAGGGGCTACCGGCTACACCGTCCAGGTCTATGACGTCGTCTCCTCTACTCCGGTTTTGAAACGGACTGTCAGCCAGTTTGCCCGGAACTTTGCTTACGATCTGGCCATGGCCATTACCGATAGCAACCAGGTGCGAGAAATGCGGGTGGAGGTTACTCCCATCTTCCCCCCGGAGGACCCGCCCCAGGTGATTGCTCCCACCGGGATCGAGCTGGAGAATAGTGTCCCCTTACCTCCCACCGGGTGCGCCTTTGACATCATGGGGGATTCCAGCGATATGATGACGACGGGCTACCGGCTGCGCTGGACGGTCCCGCCGGCGGCCGATCTTATCGGCATCAAGGTTTGGCTTTCCCCCGTCTCGGGATTTGATCCTTCGGTGGAAGTCCCCATCATCGATGAGAGTGTGAGCACTCCCGGGGTGATGATTCCCGTAGAAGCCTACATTGACATAGACCTGGATTCGACGGGAGCCCACCCGGCCCACTACTGGCGGGTAGCCCTGTTTGATGTCTGGGGAG